CATATCGCCAAGTGTCTTGAAAGGTCGGTAGTATCTCTCCCCTGCAAAGGCCACGTTGGGAACACTAGAGTCCCACTCACGGTCTGGGTCACGAGCCCACACGTAACGCTCTGGGGCTACCTCGTTGTCGATAGATGTTACGATGAGGTCAGAGATTTTCAAAGGAAACTTGTCCACATCGGAAAGCTTACTGTCCAACATAAATTGCATAGCGTAACCAGCAGACCCGTAGCTGATCTTTCGTTCCGCTAGGTCGATGTCTGAGAACCGTAGAGGCTCTGTGGCTTTACCTTTGTTCTCTATGTCCTCGCATACGCCCGCTACGTTGCCGTTGTACGTCCTTGCGTTGTGATCTGGGGTAATGTGTACCGCGGGCCATACGCGTGTCCTGTAGCCCCTGTCTTGTAGCCTCGTGTAGATACTGTCTTCTGTTTGAGGTGTTCCTAGGAAGATAACCTTGGAGTCGTCCTCTGGTTTCAAGATAGCGTCAAACTCTTTAACAGCCTCCGAGAGCTTCTCACGCATCAACATAGTGGCGCTGTTGTTAGCCACCTCGATGTCATCTGCAATGATAAGGTCAGCACGAGAGCCTGTAAGCTGTGAGGTAATACCTAGTGACTTTACTGAGGGAGCGTGAGAGGCGGGCGCTGGGCCTACATCGAAGCTTATCTTAGATTGTCTCTGGTTGTCCTTGGGTCTCAAGTGCTGGAGGATAGCCATCTCGTTAATGAGCCTCAGCGTAAAGGTACTGAAGTCATCCGAGCGTGTCTTACTGGCAGACACCACAAGGATGTTCAGGGCTGGGTTCAAGAGGAGCTGGTGAACGACATACGCCGAACAAATCCAAGATTTACCACAGCCACGAAACGCCTGAATAATAGCCCGTTTCTCAGACCCTTGCATGTAATCCGCTATATCGTACTGGAGCGGTGTGGGTTCGGGTAGGTTCAATTGCTTCCAAACAAGAAAAAGGAAGTTCTTGAAATCTCGTAGCTGTGGGGGAATTTCCATGTATTACTTATTGCGACCTCGGTTATCCTTTTTGGATTGGATACGGAGGTTGCTTGATGCGTTATTTAAAGGATTACGGTCTTTATGGTCAATATCTTTACCAGCTAGCTTAGAGGCTCCGTGTTTCTTTACAGCGAGCCTCCGAGCGGCCTTACGTCCATCGTTTCTTCGACGTTGTTCAGGCTTCTTGTGGTAGGTATCGTATTCTTTTCGGTAATTACGTTCGCTCATATAAGTCTTACTGTGATGCCACTCTGTCCACACCTTCGTCGTTAAACGGAAGCATACTGACGAGGTTGGCTAAAGGGTTATCGTTGGAGACTGTAGCGTTAATCTGGTTGTCCTTGAGGAGCTGTCGGGCTGCGTTAAGGTCACTAGGGGATGCCTCGCCACTTTCGATGCGCTTAATAAACTCATCAATAAGTAGGTCTTGGAGGCCGTATAGTTTTTCGCTGCTATCGCTCATTTAGTAAAAATCTCTTTGTATATTTTAATAGCCAAATAACACATTGTTAGTACGCCAACTAAGATAGCGACGGTGGTGTTAATATGGTCAAGGGTTAAGGTTCCGAGGATGCCAGAGGTGGCAATGAACGGAGTGACGTAGGGGTTTTCTGGGAGCATTTTGGTTAATTCTTTGAGAGGGTTAAAATTTGATACAAGCTAGAAGGGCTACGTTTCGTGGGCGAGTTTCTGAGCCACCTGTAGAACCCGTATTAGACCCGCCATTGATGTTTCCATCTCGTTCATTAGGCCATGTGCCGCCGCTGTTTGAGTAGACAGCCAAATGCTTGGAGCCTGTTTGCGGCCTCTGTGTGTGGTCATGTGATGCCAGCTCATCAGCCTGAGCACTACCAAAGCTACGACCACCATCAATCCCACGAGAGTCATCCCAGCCACGCATAAACTCGCCACGTAAATCGGGAACAAGGAACGTAGTGCTCCCGTCACCAGCACCATAGGTTTCACCGATAGCTGCAAACAGGTCTGAGTAAGTTGACCGAGAGACAGCCGAACCGTCAGCTTTGAGAAAGCCTGTAGGGGCTGTGTTAGCTGCATGGTAAATCACCGAACCAGCAGGAAAGGGTGAGGCGTTAGTTCCATCAACACCATCAGCCCCATCGTTACCAGCAACACCTTGAGGACCTTGTTCGCCCTTAGATAACGAACCAGTAGAGGCGTTCTCAGAAACCTCTTGAGCCACAAACAAACCTTGTTGGTAAGCTGTGTCGAGGTCACTCTCAGACAACCTAGAGCCGTTCTGGAAGTCCACTAGCTGTGTTGTTCCAGTGTTACGCCATACGCGTATCTTTTGGAATGCACTGGGTGCTCCGCTGAGTTTTACTGTTTTTGCTACTGCGTCACGCTCAGAGACTGTTAGGTCGCTCCAAGTTGTTCCGTCGTAGCCCTTCACGTTAACGTCATCAATCGAGAGGAAGTTAAAGGGAACGCTGTAGATAGTTTCTGATAGGTTCTGATTATATTCAATGTAGCTGTTAGCCATAATTATTGGAGGTTGAGGGATTCTAGTAGGCTCTCAGGTTGCTCGGAGAATGCCTCGCGTTCCTTTAAGATATCATAGATGTTGTTACCATCACTATCTACGTAATCTGTAGCAGCTTTGGAGTTTAGAATTGTTTCACGAGCGTTCTCGCGGTAATCAGAGATAACGTCTTTAATCATCTCCATGCCTTCGTTGACATCAGTACCTTGTTCGTTTTGCTCATAGCCTTTCTTGTATTCGCGCTTGAAGTCGCCAGTCTTTACTAGTCGGTTCAAAGCTTGGCGTAGTGTCTTACCACCCAAACGAGTTTCACTTATGAGTTGCCCGTAGACGCTGTAGAGGTCTTCGTTGTCTTCATTGGTGAAGTTCTTTAGCTTGAGCCCAGAGACACTCGTAGGGACATCAGAGACGCTCTTGAAGCTCATAGCGTCCTCTAGGAGAATATCATCAATGGCTTCGCGTTCGGGAACAGTCTTACCAGCAAAAGGAATTAAGTAACTAGCTAAGGAAGGTTCCTCTTTGATCTTAGGCTCACCTAGAAGTGTTAATCGATAGTTACCTGTTTCGTGTCCTAGGGATGCACTCAAAGTAGTATCAAAGAACTCACCAGCGGTAGTATCAGTAACAAACTCTTCATCGAACTTGTTAAAGTTACGTACTTCAGCAGGAACAGGGATAAGGGAACGAACAATACCCATTGTGCCACGTTCTTGTGTCTCAGGATTAGGAGACATAATCTGCGTCATATAGCGAACACCTGTAGCAAACGGAGAGTCAGTAGCAATCGACTTAGTTACTGATGTAAGGAACTGTGTCATTGTTTGGTCTTCTGTAAGACCTCCAGCTTCCTCAGCAGCTTGGCGACGAGCGTAGTCAGCACCAAGAGCAAAGACACCCTTGAGTGGCTCAAAGTATTTAAAGTCGTACTCAGAACCGCCCATGACTATCTTCCAGCTATTAGGAGCGCCTTGTACCTTAGCGGTAGCCATCTTCTGTTCTTCGGTCATCCAAGAGTCAGTACCAGCAACCTGTCCGTTCTTAGCCATCTCATAGCCAAGGAAGAACAGCCCAGCGCCCACTCCAAGTTTACCTAGGTCTTCGTAGTCCTTTTGCATCTTGAGGTCTTTAACGTCAGCTAGGGAGTTCTCTAGTTCTGCTAGTTTCTTCCCAGCCTTATCCACAACGTCAGCATCTTCGGATTTTAGAAGTGCCTTCTGCTCTTTAATGTCCATCTCTAGGTTTGAAATCTTCTTGTTATACTTACCAAAGGTAGCAACACTTCCCATCTTAGCTTCAGCTTTACGAGCAACTCCACCAGCAATGTTCTTTCCAACATTAATAGGAGAAGCGATGTAAGAGAGATTAGCACTCAAGGCACGCATAGGAACACCAATGAACACAAAGAGAGTCCTAGCAATTAATCCTGCTTCATCCATGTTACCTGATGTCTTCACGAGGGCTGAGATAAGACCGTCTGTAAGATCTTTTCGGATGTCCTTCGGGTCTAAATCCATAGCACGGAAGTGGTCACGACGAGCAGTGTTAAAGATGTCAGCATACTCAGGATCGTACTTAGCTTGCAGGCCGCCACGAGAACGATCAAAGGCTGCCTCCATGTATTCCTCAGAGGACTTCCATACGCTATCAGCGCCATCATCAATAGCTTTCTTGATACCCTTAGCACGAGCAGCACGCATCGAGTGAGCAATCAAAGAGATTTCCTCAAGACCACCAATGAGCGAGATACCATAATCAAAGAAGAACGCAGGAACTTGTGCTGGTTTACTGTTGAGGATGGTAGCTTTAGCTTTAAGGTATTTACGAGCTAGTTCTGACTTAGCTTCCACTACATCTTGTCTGCGCTGAGCTTGCTTGATGCGTCTCTTAACTCTGTGGTTAGGCTCAGAAGCTTCTGCTAGTTGATCTTTGATGTAAGCGTTACGATCACGATACAGGAAGTTACTGTCGCCCTTGTTTAAGATGGTATCCTTAGAGGAGCGCAGAGTGTCCCCTAGGTGCTTTGTAATCATCCGAACGTACTCATAGGTTCCTGAGATGTCAGCAGCAGCGTATTGAATACGACGAGAGACCGATACATCTTTTAGCTGTAGAGACTTAGCAATGTTGTAAGGAGTGTTGATGATAGGACGAACCACCGACATAAAGGTAGCCGAAGGAACACCCACGAAAGCTGTCTTAGCTTGATTGAGCATCTGTGTAAGACGTAGAGTAAAGTAACCATCAATGGCTTGTTGAAAGACACCTACACGCTCTCCTGTGAAAGTCTTAGCCACTTGGTCAGCAATAGCGTCTAGTTTCTCCTCTTTAGACAACTTAGGAGCACCTTCAGCTTTCTTCTTAGCGTCTCCAGCAACAGTCTTAGCGAGCTTAGTGTCAATCGCTACATCCTCATCTACGAGTTTCTGTAGCATTCCTTTGAGAACGATAAGGTCTTCTGTACGCTTGTTACCAGCAGCAGTGATGCCAGCAGCGTAATCCGTAGTGCCGTTGTCTTGGGCTTGACGAGTGTTCGCTTGTAGCTCGGAGCCTTGCGCGTAGTCCTTCTTGGAGATAGCGCGGTCAAACTCTGTGTATTTATCAATGCGACCTAGGATTTTCTTAGCGGTCGCTATGTCTTTATTCTTAATGAGCTCGTTGATGTCTCCGAAGAACTCCTGAGCGACTACTCGGAAGTGTGATTTAACCTTACGGGTGACACGAGCTCCTTTACCACCTGTGCGGTCTCCTTTAAGGATGTCGTCAATAGCAGCTATAGAAGCATCAATAGGATCAGCTTCGGGTGTAGCTTCGGGTGTCTTAGGGGCAGGGGTAGCTTCAAGATTATCAATCTTTTCTTGAATACGAGCTTTGCCCATTTTAGAGGTAGTGGTTTCTAACTCAGCTCTTAAATCTTTAAGTTGAACTTCAACTGAGGGTTCTTCAATAATGCCTACTGGTATTTCTTCTATACCAGCTTCTTTGGCTGCTAAAGCTCTGTTACGTCCATCCTGAGAGCCTTTATATTTATCTATGTAAGGTAGAGGGAACTCATCACCATCTTTCATGGCTTGAACATACTTAGCCCTATCAGCATCCGTAAGTTTGTTTGAAGCTAACCAAGACTCATAGGTTCCTCCTAATTTACCATCGGTAGCTTCCCATGCTTGACGAAGATACTCGTCTGGAGTCATTGTTTCGGTCTTAGTAAGCTGAGCGTCTATAGCCTCGTCACCTGTTGTGCTCTTGAAGGGTGTTTTAGGGGCGGGGGCAGGCTCTGGGGCGTCTTTAGGTGTCTTTAGCGGGACATCTGCGTCGTTGAACAATACAGCAACATCGTGAGGCTTATCACCCTTACTTAAATCTATACGAGAATCTTTAAATATTACCCCATCGTGACCAGCATCTTTAAGCATCTTCCTAAACTCGTTAAGATACGTTTTACGCATTTCCCATGTCTCAGGATCACTTTTCTTCAGTCCTCCTTCATCAAACTTCTTCAACAATGAAACATCTGCTTCTGGAAACAAGCGTTTAAACAAGTTTTCATTAGAAAAGAAGAACTCTCCAAAGTTATCAGTATGAGCTTTTAGGAGATTATTTGGAGTAACATCCGCCTGTTTAACATTAGGGCCATATAGAGTTTTTGCTGTTCCACTATCTCCACTAATCCAAGAACCAAAAGTATCCACGGAGTCCACTTCGCGTGGTGTTAGTTTCTCTATGTTTTGGTGAGAAGCGTGAAACCATCCCTTAGCTTCGACATCTGGCTCTGGAGCGTCTTTAGGTGTCGCTGGGGCTTCTGAGGGTATCTTCTCGCCTCCCACGGTAACATCTAAGGGCTGTGTTTCTCCTACTGTTTCCTCGATGACTGTCTCTTGAGGCATATTTGGAGCCTCGGCAATGTCTTCCATAGCGTCCGAGATGTCCTCCGAGAGAACCTCCCCTTTAGCTACCATTACATCTACTTCTTCAGCGGTCTTACCACTGATCTTGTTAAAGAGTTCTTTGGTCTTAGGAGCAATAACCTTAGCGGTCTCAATGCCTCCACCGAGAGCCGTACCAATAGTAGCACCAGCAACAACACCAAACCCTAGCTCATTAAGAGTGGGCATGCGTTGTTCGTCAATAACGGCTACGGCTGTGACTTCACCA